ACGGGCGCAACAACAAGTGGACAGTTAGATTGCCCTCTTGGTTCTTGAAGTCAGGGATGAACCGCTTCATAAACAGCATCTGGTCACCGTCGCCAATGTCAAAGTAACCAGACTTGACCAAAGCCGTGATGGCCGCTCCGTTGCCGTTCTTGCCGTCTTCTTGGTTGTATATCAAAGAACGACCAGCGGTCAGGCCATTGATCGTACTGATGCTGGTTTCAGTGCTGGCAGGAGAGTACTCAGCAGCAGTCGGTTTAGAGTAGGTGCCTAAATCCGTCCATGCTGTACGCGCCATAGTACCAATAGACCAGACATTCTCTAAGTAGTTGTACGTCACAAATCGATCGATGTAGTCGGATGTGTATGAGCAATACCACCAAGTGACCTCATTGAACTGGGTGTTGACGCCGATGTTCACCTTGGTATTTTGTACAACGTTAATGTCCTGGAACACGTAGTCTTGAACTGTACAGGCAAGCTTTTTTACCGTTCCGTCAAACATGAAAAACGCATCCTTGCCCATCCAAAACGACACACCATTGACGTCAGCAGAGGCATGCGGGCCTATCAGGCCACAGTTAGAACCCAGTTGCTGAAAGCCAAAGGTGTAGGGCGGACCGATGAACTGCATGCCGTGCAAAGCGGTATCTGTCCAAATGAGAATCTGTCCTCTGGATCGATCGGCAGAGACGATGTGGTTGCCGTCCGTGAGCCGTTGTCCGCCGGCCGTGTTTGTCGCACTCTCAGCAAAGCTGGTGATGTCCTCCTGATTGGAGAAACGAACAAACATGGGGTCTTGTGTCGCTGGAGTACCAATCGTGGACTCCGTGCCAAAGCACACCAAGTGCCTGTCTGGGGTAGACACAAGCGCATAGGTGCTCTTTGTGGGAGCACCGGAAATAGCCGTTACACGTGTAGTGATACCCGCACTTGTGTCAAACAAATAAATGCCACCGTTCGCAATCTGGCATATAACGTCTTCACCAAAACTGTCAAACTGCCAGACCCGCGAATCAAGGGCCACGGAAGTAGAGGGTGGCCTTGGTGTTCCCCAAGTGCTCGCGCCCCACGTTCCTATGCCCCAGCCGTAGTCCACTGTACTGACGGCAGTGCCTACGTTGATTTGATAGGCAGCATTCGCAGTGCCTGCGGCGTTGACCGTTGACGTGGCAGCAGCAGGGGAAAGGATGGTGTATTCATTAGCATTTGTGATGAACTGAATCTCAAATTCACCAGTCAAACTTGCGTTAGAAATGCCTCCAGGGTTTCCTGTGACGGTGGAGAACGTAACAAAGTCCCCTGTAATAGCGCCGTGAGCAGTGTCATTCACTGTGACAGTGGTAGAGGCATTGATCGTGTCAAAGGTGACGCCAACTGCTGTTCTACGAATAGGGGTAACGTCTCCCCACAAAGCACCATACAAAGCGTACAGTTTTCTGTTTGTGCCCACAATCATGTAGGGGGAGCCATCCAAAGCATTCCATGTATATATCTCGCTGATCATGCCCACCAGATAAGACGGGGACTCATTAAACTGGGTCCAGCCGCCTATCTTCTCAGGAAGGCCATAGCGAAAACGCACGTAGTCCGAGTCAATCCAGCCGCCTTCAGCGCCGTACTCGGTGTTTTGTTTGTCTACACCAGGTTTGAGAACAATTCGTGCGAGTGCCATGGCTTATCTAAATCCTGCGGTTTTCTTTGCTATCTTTTTTGGTTGAGCTACAAACTGCTTTCCGGCCGCCTTGCCTTTGCGTTTGGCCTTGGTCGTGGCTGCATACTCAGCAGAGGACAAAGACTTGATAGCTGCCTCAGGGAGATACCTCTCACCTGTTTTTGACGAAGGCTTCCCCGACTTAGTGCGCCACTTCTGGTCGCCCCAGTTTTTAAGGGATTGCTGTGGGGCTTTCAATCTCGGTAGCCTCCGCCTGCTTTTTTATAGCGCTGCGCCACCATCTGGGCTTTTCTGGCGCTCCATTGTCCTGCGCCAGTGCCTGCTGTGGCCTCTGCCTTTACAGCGTTAAAGATGCGTTTGCGTAACTCGGGCTTGGTGTAGTTTCCTGCGGCGTTGACGGTGGACTTTGCTTCGCCGCCGGCACTTTTCTTTACTGGAGTTTTCATATCAGCCTACATTTCTTTCAAAGTGAGGGCAGTCCACGAGGTTGGAAAAGTTCCCGCCCCAGCGGTTTTTGATGTTCAGTGACTCCCAGTATTCGCCCAGCGGAGCAATGGTCGCCTTGTCCCAGATTATCTTCCCATCCTTGAAGAAGTTCAAGTCTATGGCGCACCGCTTGAGGTGGATGGACTTCATGGTCTTTGATCGGCCTGTCTTGAAATAAATAGCCTGCTGCTCAGGTGTACGGGCAAGCTCGCCGCCAGTAACTTTAAAACCTTGTTCGGTGGCGTAGGTAATGAGTTTGCAGGCATCCAGTAGGAATGCGGCTTGTTCGTCAGATAAACTCATTTTTTGCCTTTCATTTCAGCCAGCTTTTCAATGGTTCTGCCACCGAAATACGCTCCCATGATAAGCATTCCCCATTGACCAAGCAAGGAAACGTAGGACTCATTGGCGTTTAAACCAAAGGCCGACATCATGGCAAATAAAAAGTAGCCTAAAAAGATAGCAATCAAGGACATAGGGCGTATGTTTTTGGACAGCCAAGAGTCACTGCTCATGTCGGCTTGCCAACGATCTGTGACATTGTCGGCATCGCTTTGTGCGGCCTTAGCAAACATTTCCATCTCAGCCAACTCCAGCTTGGCCTTTTCAATGCCTAGTTCAAGGAGCTTTTCTTCGTGGTCAAACTGAAGCTGGCGCAGCTTGGAGACGTCTTCTGCGGTCGGGTTGTCAGGAATCTTCACGCCCAGCGTGTTCTCCACGACCTCCTTGCCTTTGGCCTGTATAGCAGAGGACAGCAAGCCAAGCCCGTTTTGAGCCAAGCTACCTAATAGGGATGCAAGTATTGGTAACATTATTTTTCCCGTTGTTTCTGTTCAATTTCACGCCTGAGTTTCTCTACCTTCTCCACCTGCGCTTTAACCTCATGCTTGGCTTCTAGTATGTCCAAATACAACATGCCCAGTAGTGGCAGCATCAGCCCAACCAAAACCAAAGCAGCAACCCAGCCCACTACGTCTTCTCCCAACGATTTATTAGGAGGAGCCACGCCCAAAGATATAGGAGGAATATAGTAGTCACTACTAGGTACACTGACTTTGCTTGGAAGTTTCTTTTTGCCTCCTGCCGTTGCCATTGCTTGTACCTCTGCTGTGCTTCCTGTTTCAGTCTTGCCTGCTCCTGCTCCTGCCCAATAATCTCCCGCATCTCAAAGACTTTGCTGTACAGCGCCCCCATCTCAGGCGGGGATTGGTACACCATCGTTTCTCTGACCGTCACTTCCAGTTCTGCCATCTTCTGCTGGGCCATGATTCTGTTTAAAGCAGCCTCCATTAGATTGGCATTGGGGTCGTAGACTGTCTTGGACTTCTCCTCTTCTTCCCGAATGTGTGCTGCTAACGTCTCTTGGAGCTTAAAGAACTCAGTGAGTTGTTGGACGATTGTGACCATGACTTTGGTTTCATCAACAGCAACATAGGTGTCCTTCTTTTTCCTACCCGCCGTTTCCACAGGTTTATCAGCGGGCCGCCGCCCTTCTTCGGAAAAATAACTCCAAATTCTTCGCCAAATGCTTTGCGCTTCTTTTGCCGCTCCAACAACCTCACCGACAACGGCTTTGACTTCCATAAACGAAGTCTTAGCTTGCTTATATAGGGCGCATCCCTCTTTAATTGCGGCAACGCACGCATTTGCTGCAAAGAGTAGGCTGATTGGGTCCACATGCGCGTGCTCATTTACATGGTGGAGCCAGAGGCTGCCGGGATGGTTGTGACCTGTATGGACATGCTCTTCTTAAGATCAAGAGGAGTATTGCAATCGGAGCAAGTGTCCGCCTCGAGTTCACTCTCGTCCAGGTCGTAGCCACAGCTTGCGCACACGATTTCAATTTCGTGTGCCGGCTCTATGACACCACTAGGCAGCGTCGTCGGAAGGTTGAATAGCTTCATTTTGTTTCTTCGCTTCCTTTTGGATAGCCTCTATGACCTGAAACACTTCAGTGTATGGGCGTGTTCCAAGGTATTGCAGGATGGCATTTACCAAGTTGGTTGAGAGTTTGATTTCGTTCATGGTGCTTCCAGTGCTGTGATTCGTGCTGTCAGGGATGTGATGAGGGCTTGTTGTTCTTGGATGCACTTCATCAGCGCATATTGCAAGTCAGTTTGGTAAATTGACAAACGAACCTTAGAACCATCCCTCTCTGAAGACCAATCAGACTCCATAACTAATTCAGGCGCTACCGCTTGCACATCCTGAGCAACAACACCCAATGTCAAACCATCATCTTCTTCAAGGTTTTGGTCAATGTAATTAAATGTCTGAACAGGGATAGCACAGATTACATCAAGATAAGACTTGGCTGGCGCAAAATTTGTTTTTTCTCTGCGGTCAGATATGTTGACGTTGTTTGCACTGTAGTTGGCGATACCCCCGTTTGAACGGACACTAAATCTGTATGCGGCACTGTCAGTAAAAAAGAAAGGTTCAGATGCTGTGCCATTTGGAGCTTGGGCAGAATACTGTACTGCGACTCCTCTTGGCCCGCCAGATGAGGATGTATTTTGAATTCCTAATTGCCAATTACCAGTGGCGCTAGAACTCACAATACAACTATTGCTTGGAACTCCTGATATTGATGGCGCACTTGTAGCCCCCACCAGCAAGTTACCGCTGGAGTCGATACGCATACGTTCTGTGTTGTTGGTATAAAAAGTAATTGGGATTGCTGTACTAGTATTTACAGCAAGCTGCCCAGTAAAAGCTGATGCCGTTGCACCACCCCTAATTAATCCATCATTACTTCCATTGTTAGAAACCCAAACTGTGCCATACCCATCGGCAGCAGCATTGTTTGCACGAATCCCAACGTGCGCACCAGCACTACTTCCGTACACCTCTAGCTTTGTTGAGCCTAATACAGAAGCAGTACCAATCCCCACATTACCGCTTGCATCTTTCACAATGCCTGTCACGCCAACAGTCAGCGTGTCTGATGTGGCATCTCCAAGGGTGGTGTTACCCGTGGTGGTCAGGTTGACTACAGTCTCTGTGCCTGTGTTGGTGAGGCCGGGGGTCGTGATGCCCGTTGTGCCGTCTAGCGTGATTGCCATGTTATATCCCCAATGCTTGTTTAAGTTTTGCTAACTCTGTTGGGCTTTGCAAAATCATATCGGTTAATGTTGGCATAGTAGGCATTTCAACCAATTCTGGCGGGTTAGGGTCTGTAAATTGACCATTTGCGTAAATAAATCCAACATTTGCTCTATCTTCTTGAATTGCAATATGCCCATTTTCAAAACCAGCGGGGGGCGTAGATGGTTGTTGGTCATATTCAATGACATTGACAACAATCCCATTTTTAACAATTGCGTATTTCATACATAGTACTCCTGAACAATAATCATCCCGGAACCTCCGGCACCGCCAGCCAACCCGCCACCCCCTGCTCCACCCGCAGTTCCAGCCGCACCAACCGCATACGAAGATGTTGCCGCTGGAGAATTTATGAGTTTTTCGGTATAACCACCACCACCACCACCAGACCCGCCATTAGCTGTACCAGTTGGGCCACCTCCACCACCCGCTGACCCAAATCCAACGCCAGCCCCCCCAACGCCACTTGCGTGAAACCCCGCAACGCCTCCATGACCAAAGTGCGATGAACCTCCGTAACCCGCCAGCACATTGGAGCCACCGCCAGCCGTACCGCCAAATAGCCCTTGTCCACCCGTAGTATTGATGTCACCGCCTGACGCTGACCCACCAGAACCACCTTGATTTGCAGTTACTGGGCCTAACGACCCACCATTAGCCGTAAGTGTAGAAAATGTTGTATTTCCCCCAGCGGTTGAAGCGGCTGGAGATGTGCCTGACCCACCACCTCCACCACCTCCACCAACGGCTCTAACCCAAATAGCTTTACAGTTTGCGGGGGTTGTATAAGTACCTGACCCAGAAGTAAATACTTGAACTGTATGTGGAACGGTAGTCAAACCAGTGCCACCTGAAGCCACAGGCAAAGCATTGGTCAACGTAACAACCTGACTCGCACTTATAGATACCGCCGTTGTCCCCGCAGTTTGAAGCGCCAACACGCCGCTGGTGTCAGCAGTCTGGACTAGACCAGCCGTGGTGCTGGCATTGATTGTTGTGGTCATTGTGTTACCTCATCTGCTGGTAATGGTGTGTTGCCCTCTGCAAGCCATTTTAGGTAGGCTTGGTAGTCGGTATTGGCTTCACTCATTGGAATGAATGCGTTGTCAGACAAACGCTGAACAACTTGCGTAGAACCTAGCCCTGTTGTTGCTTGTAATTTGTACATTTATAACTCCGCTGATGCTGTAAAATGCATGGATAATGTTTGACCTGCTGAAGTTCCTGCTGGTGTTGTACAAGTTGTACTAAAAGAACTATCGCCCAAGGCTCTGGTAGTAATCCCCGAAGTTACCCCTGCTGTGCTTACATTTACAGCTTGATTTCCAGCAGCATTCCAATTATAAAAAGTCATTGTTGGTGCAGTTCTTTTCACAACAGAAAATTTGCAAGAAGCTCCAAACTGCGTACTTGATGCAGCTACTTGCTGTGCAAATTCAAAAGCACCTACCGTAGTAAGAGCCGCAGGAATAGTTCCTTGCGAATATGAATGTTCATAATATCTTTGACAAAGTTGAAGCTCAGTCCCTATTGGTCTGTAATCAAAGCTAGTTGCTGTTGAGCCTTTTTCTAGCTGAACGCCTGTGATAAATAGAGTTGCACCATTGGTTGAAACCAAATTAGTTGAGCCTGTTGGCGCACCATAGAAAGCACCTGCCCATGTGTTGACAGTACCTGTATATGTTGAACCCATACCTATAGACCAATTGACAACAATACCAGCAGAATTATCTGTTAGCCATGTTCCTGTTGTGTCTCCAGCAATAGTTACTGTTTTTTGTTCCCATGTGTTAGCGGCATTAATTGTGTAACTAAATGGATACGAACGATTGCTTGCGCTATTGCCTAATGCACCACCAAAAGCACCAGTCAAAGAACTACGAACCCAAAAAGATAAAGTAACAGTAGCCGCAGAAGCTGTTCCCCATCCTAAATCTGCAACATTAAATCCCTCAATGGCTTGCCGTAATAAAAAATAGTCTGAAGAAAGAACTGTATATGCAGAACTTGAAGTGCAAACAAGTGATTTTATAAATCCAGTTGGGACAGTTGAAGATTGTTGGGCGGTAAATTTTGATGACGCTATTGCTTGCAATACATAATATCTATCCACTGGGAAAAGTACCGTGTTTATTGCACTGACACTCGCCCCCGCATTCCTTTGGTCAATCACCATTGCACCATTGATGATGCGGTTCTTGAAACCGTAGTAGCCAGTTGATGTACCTGTGCCGCCATAAGCCTCTGGGACAGTGCCAGAAGATATTGCGCTACCGCTGATACCCGTGGTAGACGCTGTGGTCAACATCGTGCCAGTAGTAGACGGCAAAGTCACAGTCACCGTACCTGCTACCGCAGGCGCAGATAGCGTTACCGCCCCACTCGTATTTCCATTTACAACAATATCTGCCATATCAAATCCTTATTGAACGACCCAGCGTGAACCGCTAGAAAGAGTTACCACCGCACCGCCTGATAGCGTTATCGGGCCTGCTGACATTGCTGAGAAACCAGCCGCTATCGTGTAGCTTGTCGCAACTGTTTGACTGTTCACCACAATCCCGTTGGATGCAACAGGAACCCTTGCTTTAAGTTCACCAGTGCTGGGCCTGTACAAAAGGGACGCATTGCCTGTAAATAAGGTGGATGCTGTTCCAGTTGTGGCGTTTGCAAACAGCGGGAAGACATCAGTTGCTGTGCTTGTGTCGTTGCTCAGTGCCGCACCGCCCACAGAAGCCCATGCCGTGCCGTTGTAGCCTTCAAACTCGGTTGTGGTGGTGTTGAAGCGGAGCATTCCACTTGCGGCTGATGGACGCTGTCCTGTCGTTCCCTTGCTGATGATTAATGCACCAGTTGAAGAGAATGTTGAGTCTAGGGTTGCGGTCAATGCGCCCGTTATGGCAACAGTACCAGTCACAGCCAAAGCCGTGCCACTCCACGTTAGGTTGGCAGAGCCACCCAGAACGCCTGAGTTGTTAAATTGGACTTGAGTGTTTGATCCGGCTGCATTTGCAATCGTTGAACTGGTCTTGATAAAGTCAACGCCGTTCCAAGCGCAGATAGCAGACTCTCCCGCAATGATCGTGACACCTGTTGTTGGGCCAACGCCCACCAACTTAATAGACTGAGTGCTTCCTGTCTTGTTGATAACGACATAGGCCTTGGACTGCGCTGGCGCTGTAATAGTCCTTGTAACCGTCCCGCTTGCCGTCCACAGGATAATTGCCTGCCGGGCCTGGTTTGCAGCCCCAGTAGTCGTTGTCAGGGTTACATCTGCATCAGAGGTGACGGTAGTAGTACCTGCCACGGCCGTGTCTAAAAGACCAGTAATCTGGTCATTTACTGCTGTTCCCCAGGTATTGGCTTCCGTCCCTGTGACGGGTTGGGCTAGGCCAAGAAGGGTGGTGTAATTAATTGTCATCTTGTTTTCCTCATGCCGCTATAGGCGTCCACACGTTTGCTTGTGCATCATTAACTTGGACCCAACCAGGAGACTGTGAATCATTGACATTTTGCCAGTTAACTGATTGGCTGTCATCAACAATTGTCCAAACCAAGAGGCTACCAACCTGGCCCACCCCCTGCACGCCTGTGAGGTTGACTTGAGCGCCAATCCCGACCGATACCGACCCAACGCTGCCCGTGGCCGAGAGGCCCACAACCGTGACAACTTGTACGATCTCGACCACAACGCTTCCGACCGACCCTGTTGCCCCAACACCGGTGAGGGAGACATTAGCGTCCCCAGCAAAGTCAACCGACCCAACCTGGCCTGTTGCCTCCACTCCTGTCGCAAAGACATCAGCATTTGCGGCAACCGTGACTGCCCCAACAAAGCCCGTGGCAGACACCCCGGTAAGACTGACGTTAGCGTCTCCAACAACAGTGGCCGTACCAACAAATCCCGTGGCTGAGACGCCGGTAACACTGACATCTGCATTTGCAGTGACGGTAACTGCGCCAATTTGGCCTGTTGCAGAGACACCGGTAACACTGACACTGGCGTCCACCACCACTGTGACCGAACCAACTTGCCCAGTTGCAGACAGCGTGACCGCACCCTCACCCCATGGGGCCTCGCCCCAGGCTTGACTGCCATATCCACCAAGTGCAATCCGTACATCGGCCACTTACGCCTCTTAGGCAATACGAAGTATTGCGTTTGTTGAGTCAGCAGTTGGGAAGATGATGGTAAAAGTGCCCGCACTAGAGCTTTTTGAGCCACCAAAATCCAAAATACATACCGAAGGGTCACCTGAGGCAGTATCGTTGTAAATCATCGCCCCAAAGGCCGTGATCGTGGCGCTGGTGAACGACAAATCTGCAAAGTCCGTGAAAGCGGTTGTGCTAGTGGACGTTGGAGTCACGTTTGTTAACGTGCCCCCGCCGGCAGAATACGAACCCGATGCAGCCACTTCATTGGTAACCGTGTACGCTGTTGTTGCCGCTGTAAAAGAGGCACTATTGTCATACATGGCTAACTTAAAAGTGTTTCCGGTACTGGTTGTAAAGTTGTGCACAGCCCTCATCAGTTCCACTTTGAAACTGGTACACATGAAATTTCCTGAAAATGCCATTTTTAATCTCCTAACAAATGAACGAGGTTGGGATGACCTGCTTCATGCAGGCGAACCGCAATAGTTGCCCTATCTTGCCTTACGGCCTCTTCTAAATAGGACTTGATTACAGAGCGAACAGCCACGCGAAAAGCCAGTGCTTGATCCCGGATAGCTGGATGCGACTCACTTCCAACGTAAAGAATCTTCTCAATAGCGCGATCAGCCAACTCGTCCGGAGTCCAGCCGCGCCCATCAGTGGTGGCGACACTTATGCCGCCCAGCAATACAGAAGATTGATTGCCTATCATGGTCCTGGTGACTCCGATTTAAGTTGAACACGTACCATGCCATCACGATACTCATCACGACGACGACGACCTTGCTGCTCAATACCAAGCCCTTGAAGAGCCTGCTTGTAGCTTGCGTCAAAGGTAGCCATCATTTCTGGCGGTCCTTTGGTGTAGCTATACGCTTGGATTAAACAGGCATAGAACAACGCCTCTGGAGCATTTGTGCTGATCCATGTCGTAGTATTCGTTGAAGAAAGCTGTGCAGGACGATAGATGTAACCCAGTTCGACTGCTAAAGCAGAACTTGGGGTAGGAGCAATGTAGAAAGTGTTTTCATCCCACACCGAATAGTATTTCGGAATACCCGTCGTAGCCCCATTAGGCCAATACTCTTTCATAAAAGAAGTATCCCGAAAATCCAAGAAAATTTGATCTGTTCCCGATGTAACTATCAGATATCTATGCGTCAAGATATCCGTAGGGGCAGTTAAAAACCTGTTGCTGGCCGTTAAATTAGCTGTCACTTCAAGCTTAAATACATCTAAGTCAATGTCGCGCAGAATACGATTTTCTGCAAAAGTGATGAACACGTTTATCACAGGCTCGGTGAAGACGTTTGAGCCTACCTCTGTGTAGTTACGTATGTTGGTTACAAGTTCGTTGTACGTCATGAAATCACCACCGTTACAGAGCCAACTACTCCTTGAGCAATCAAGGCCTTATCCTCTATGTAGGGACGCATGTCGTTGGTGTTTCTTGCCGTTCCAAAACTCTGGAAAGCTGAAAAGCCTGGTGCCCCTACAAAGACAGATACAGGCTCAATTCTATCTGGCCTTGGCTCATAAAGGGCGATTGCATCGCCCCTATATTTCAAAGGCTCAAGTTGCGGCTCTTTTGGTTCGTAGTCGTCCGGGCAGACCTTGAATCCACGCCAGTTCTTGCGAAGCACGTTGTACTCATATCGCTGGCCGCAGTAATCACACAGTCCGTATGAAAATTTACCTGTTGCGAAGGCCATGTATCACACCCCTAAGTCAGGAACAAAGCTGACGCTGGCAATGTCTCTATCTTCCATCCCGGCGCGCAAGAAATCTTCTTCGTAGATGGTCTTGAGCGCGCCTGTGCGCTCGGGCGCGTACTTAAGGGAGATGTAGTATGCCAGCCCTGATGTCAGGCATGGCAAAAATCTAAAGTTGACGTCTGACGTATTGGTGTATGCGCCAGCATCTTGGATGCGACGAATCCTGTAGTACACAAATGTGTAGCTCTGGTCCGCCGCAGGGTAGAAAAACACCTTTGGCACGTTCGTTCTCTGTACATAGTACTGAGCGGGACGCGCTTGAGATGTCTTATCCGGGATGTTCAAGTACTCAGAGCGACTGATGCGATCAATTGTGATGTCGGTCAAGATGCCCTGGGAAGGGTCTCGAATGACAGCAGACAAAACGTTAACGGTGTCTGTAGCCAACGATATCTCATTGTTGCCCTGAACCAATGCATACGTAGCCTGCTCAATTGTCCAAAGGTTCAGGCCCCTGTTTGCCCAATCCAAAAACAACAGATTGAGAGAACGACGCGCAGACTTAAGCTGATAGCCGTTTGTGCCACGTATGCCGCATCTCTCAAATGCTTCTTCAATCAGGTCATCAATTGACAGATCAAAGGTTGTTGTATTTGAAGTTGTCATTCTTTGTACAGATTATCAAAAGTTTGAGACGCATCCATGTACGAGTCATCTTGCTCTGCACAGTGAATCCACTGACCAGGCCTGAAATCAGGGGCACCCTCTCCGGTCTGCCAAAAAGCAGGGCTCGTTGCTCGAACCCTATTGTTTGGCAGTGCCACAA